CGGAGCTTCGCGAACTGCTGGACGTACACCGCCTCGGCGACAACCCGGAAGTCATCCGGTTCATGTTCCGTGTCGGCAAGGCCATCAGCGAAGATACCTTTGTGGCGGGGAACAAGACCTCCCCGGCGCAGAGCGCAGCCAAGACCCTTTTCCCCAACATGAACTAAGACTGGAGCCCACCCAATGGCCGTCCTCTCCGATACCCACCCCACCCTGCTGGACGTTTCCAAGCGTCTCGACCCGGGTGGCAAGATCGACAAGATCGTCGAAATCCTCGCCCAGACCAACGAAGTCCTCGACGACGCCGTGTTCCTCGAAGGCAACCTGCCGACGGGCCACCGCTCGACCATCCGCACCGGCCTGCCCGCCCCGACGTGGCGCAAGCTGTACGGCGGCGTCCAGCCGAGCAAGTCGCGCACCGCTCAGGTGACCGACAACGCCGGTATGATGGAAGCCTACGCCGAAGTCGACAAGGCTCTGGCTGACCTGAACGGCAACACCGCCGCCTTCCGCCTGTCGGAAGACATCGCCCACATCGAAGGCATGTCGCAAGACCTCGCCTCCTCGGTCTTCTACGCCGACGAAGATGTGACCCCCGAGAAGTTCACGGGCTTCGCCGCCCGCTACTCCTCGCTGTCCGCCGAAAACGGCCAGAACATCAACGCGGCTGCCGCCGACGGCGCGAACGCCACGAACACCTCGATCTGGTTCATTGGCTGGGGTCCGAACTCCTGCTTCATGACCTACCCGAAGGGTTCGCAGGGCGGCCTGCTGACCGACGACAAGGGCCAAGTCACCATCGAGAACGTCGACGGTGCCGGTGGTCGGATGGAGGCGTATCGCACGCACTACCGTCAAGACGCAGGTCTGGTCCTCAAGGACTGGCGCTACGTCTACCGCATCCAAGTCGACTTCGCCGAGCTGACCAAGGATGCCGCGACTGGCGCTGACCTCATCGACCTGATGACCGACGTCAACTCCTTCATCCCGAACTTGGGCGGCATCCGCGGTGCCTTCTATTGCAGCCGCCGCGTTCACAGCTTCCTGCGCCGTCAGATGGTCAACAAGGTCAAGAACTCGACCCTGATGATGCAGGACGTCGCTGGCAAGCCGGTGATGACCTTCGACGGCTTCCCGGTCCGCCGGGTCGACGCCCTGCTGCACACTGAAGCAAAGGTCGCCGCGTAAGCGGGGCCGAGAGAAAGGAATAGGATCATGATCCTCGACGAACGCAACGAGTTCGCAGACGCCGTTTCGGTTGCTGCGGCTGCTGGCACCGCCGTCATTGGCGATGTCATCGATCTCGGCACGGCTTCCCGCGACATTGGCGCGGGCCAGCCTGTCTATCTGATCATTCAGACGGACGCCGAAATCATCACCGCCGGTGCCGCCGGAACGATTAAGTTCCAGCTCGCCTCGGACAGCACGGCCAACTTGGCCACGTCCGCGACGATCCATCTCGACACGGGCACGCTCGTGACGGATGACTCCGCCGCCAACGACGCCCGCCTGAACGCGGGCGGGCTGATCTTCTCGGCTCCGCTCCCGCAAGGCGCGGTGTACGAGCGGTATCTCGGCATCCTCGCCGTGATCGGCACCACGACCGTCACTGCCGGTTCGATCAACGCCTTCCTGTCGTTCGACCAGTTCCCGGCCAACCGCGCCTATCCTGACGCGATGCCGGTCTAAGGGCTGAACCATGAAGGTAGCCCGCATTGACGCACAAGGCCGACGCTTCGACGCTGAAGGCCGCCGCGTCTACGACAAGGCTGGGAAAGACACTTGGGTGGAAGCTATCCACCCGGGTGTCTACCCCGCCAACCACTTCCGCCCGGTGGGCGGACCGAAGTTCCAACTGAACGAAGGCGATAGCATCGTCGACTGGATGTCGGTTGTCGAAGACGAGACCGCCCGCAGGGTCGCCAAGGCACCGAAGCCGACCGTCGTCCTCCCGCCGCAGGTGGAAGAGGCGCTGGCCGCACAGGAAGCCGAAGGCGACTTGGCCTAAGCCACCCCCTCCCCGCAGGGGTTCCAAGCCGGGGGCCCAACAGCCCCCGGCTTTTTTCTATGAGGTGCCGCTTTGACCACCGAAGTACAAGTCGCCAATCTGGCGCTGTCGCACCTCGGCGACGACGCCACGGTATCGAGCCTCGATCCGCCCGAGGGCAGCGCGCAGGCCGCGCAGGCCGCCCTCTTCTACCCGATCGCGCGCGACGCGCTGATCGAGATGTACCCGTGGAACTTCGCCATGCGCAGGGCGACGCTGGCCCTGCTCGACGACAACCCCAACTCGCAATGGGCCTACGCCTACGCCCTCCCCTCGGACGCGCTGGGCGTGTTCGCCGTGCAGGGGGCTGAAGACGTCGACGATCTGGTGGGCACCTCCTACGGCCCGCTGCTCGCGCTGGCAGGGGTCAACGACTTCGAGATCGAGGGGCTCGTCGACAACACGCGCGTCCTCTACACCAACGTGGTCGACGCCCGCATCCGCTACACCGTCGCCGTGACGGTGCCCAGCTTCTTCCCGCCCCTCTTCTCGCTGTCCCTGTCCTACTTCCTCGCCAGCTTCCTCGCTGGCCCGGTGCTCAAGGGCGAGACCGGCAGAACCGTGGCCGCCGCCATGATCCAGACGATGAGCGGCTTCTTGGCGCAAGCCCGCCAGACCGATGCCAAGCAGCGCAGGGTTTCGCGCGTCCGCGACAACCACGTCGCTCCTTGGGTGGGCGCACGCTGATGGGTGGCACGGTCCGCACCAACTTCCGATCGATGGCCGGGGGCGAGATCACGCCCGAGATGTACGGCCGCATCGACGACGTCCGCTACCAGACGGGGCTCGCCCTGTGCCGGAACTTCATCACGCTGCCCCACGGCCCCGCGCAGAACCGCGCAGGGTTCCAGTTCGTGCGCGCGGTCAAGGACAGCAGCAAGTACACCCGCCTGCTGCCCTTCACCTTCAGCGCCACCGACACGGTGGTGATCGAGTTCGGCGCTGGCTACTTCCGCTTCCACACCCAAGGCGGCACCGTACTCAGCGGGGGCGTGCCCTACGAGGTCGCCAACACCTACGCCGAGGGCGACCTGATGAAGGTCAAGTTCGTGCAGTCGGCCGATGTGCTGACGCTCGTGCACCCCGACTATCCGGTCAAGGAGCTGCGCAGGGCAGGCGCGACCAGCTGGACCTTCGTGACCGCCACCACCGGCCCGGGGATCGACGCGCCATCTGGCCTCACCGTCGTGCCGACGACGGCTGGCGCGAGCTACCTGCGCACCGACGAGTACGTCGTGACGTCGGTCAAAGACAAAGCCGAGAGCGCGGCGTCCGCCGCCGTCGGCGCGCTTAATAACCTGAACGCCGCCGACACCTACAACACCATCTCGTGGACGGCGAAGACCGGGGCCACGGGCTACCGCGTCTACCGCAAGTCGGGCGGCCTCTTCTACCTGATCTCGGTGCTCGAGGGGAACGGATCGGTCAGCACGGTCGACGACAACCTGCCCGCCAACGGCGGCATCACGCCGCCGCAGGCGTCGGACCCCTTCGCCAGCAGCAACTACCCGGCGGCCGTCACCTACTTCGAGCAGCGCAAGGTGTTCGCGGGGACGACCACCGAGCCGCAGAACATCTGGACCACGAGGACCGGGTCGGAGGTCGACTTCAACTTCTCGATCCCCCCTCGCGACGACGACAGCATCCAGTTCGCCATCGCCGCGCGCGACTACAACCAGATCATCCACCTCGTCCCGCTCCAAGACCTGATCGTCATGACCCAAGCGGGCGAGTGGCGCATATACTCGGGCACCACCGCCCTGACGCCGGGCTCCTTCGCCGTCAGGCCCCAGTCGTTCGTGGGCGCGGGGCATGCTGCCCCCATCACCACCGGCTCGAACCTGATCTTCGCGGACACGGCTGGCCACATCCGCGAGATGTCGTACCAAGACACAGCTGGCGGCTACCTGACCGGCGACCTGTCGCTGCGCGCGCCCCACCTCTTCGACACCTTCGAGATCGTGGACAGCGCCCAGAGCAAGGCACCCTACCCGATCCTGTGGTACGTCAGCTCCAGCGGCAAGCTGCTGGGCCTGACCTACATCCCCGAGCAGCAGGTCGCTGGCTGGCACCAGCACGACACGCCCGGCGTGTTCGAGAGCATCGCCACCGTGAGGGAGGGCTACGAGACCGTCCTCTACGCCGTGATCCGCCGCTACATCAACGGCAGCTCCGTGCGTTACGTCGAGCGCATGCGCAGCAGGGCGTTCAGCGTGGCGGCCGACGCCTTCTTCGTCGACGCTGGCGTCTACTACAACGGCGCTCCGATCGACGAGGTGACCGCTGGCCTTGCGCACCTCGAAGGCGAGACCGTGTCGATCTTGGCCGACGGCGCTGTCTGCCCGCCCCAGACGGTGGTCGGCGGTGCGCTCCCCAACCCGCTGCCGGTGAACGCCTCGACCATCATCATCGGGCTGCCGATCGAGGCCGACATCCAGACCCTCCCCTTCGCCATCGAGATGCAGGGCATGGGGCAGGGCAGGCCCAAGAACATCAACGAGATGTGGCTGCGGGTCTACCGCAGCTCGGGCGTCTTCGTGGGCCCGGCTTTCGACAAGCTGACGGAATACAAGCAGCGCACCACCGAGCCCTACGGTTCGCCGCCCGCCCTGACCAGCGACGAGATCAACCTGAAGATCGGGCCCGCGTGGTCGGGCAACGGGCAGGTCTGCATCCGCCAAGCTGACCCCCTCCCCCTGACGCTGCTGTCGATCTCCGCGGAGACTGTTCTTGCCGGTTAATGTTCGGTACGCCCTCCTCTCCGACGTGGCCAACATCGAGCCGCGCCTGCGGTCAGAGGACCGGGCCGAGCTTATCGCCGCCTCGGGCCCCGACGTGGCCAAGCAGCTGCACGACGCAATCCGCCTTTCCCGGGGCAGGCTGGGCGAGATGGCCTTCGCCGCCGATCACAACGACGAGCTGGTCGCGCTCTTCGGCTTCGTGCCAGCGGGCCCCCTGTCGAACACCGCCTTCCCGTGGCTGGTCGGCACGCCGGGGCTGGCGCGCATCCCGGGTATGTTAAACCGGCTGACACGCGCATACTGTAGCATCGCGCTGAAGGAGTACCCTGTGCTGGTCAACTACGTCGACGCTCGCAACCGGACGAGCGTAACGTGGCTGGAACGCACAGGTTTCAAGATCAGCGACCCCGAACCCTTCGGCGTCGAAGGCTTGCCCTTCCACCGTTTCGAGATGCGAGGCCCCCTTGTGTAATCCGATGGCGATGATGGCGCTACAGGGAGCGGGGGCAGGGGCTTCGGCCGCGGGCGCTTACGGTGCCGCCAAGTCCCAGAAGAGCGCCCTCGGGTTCCAAGCCCAGATGGCCGACGTCAACGCGCAGCTGGCCGAACGCCGCGCCCAGATCGCGCTCGAGCAGGGGGCCTTCGAGGCCCAAGGCATCGAGCGTCAAGGTGCCCGGGTCAAGGGATCGCAGCGCGCCGAGATGGGCGCGAGCGGTATCGCCCTCGACAGCAACACCGCCCAAGCCATCGTCGTGGGCACTGACGTTATAACCGCCGAGGACGCGCAGCAGGCGCGGGTCAACGCCGTGCGAGCGGCTTGGGGCCAGCGCACCGAGGCGACCAACATGGCCAACGAGGCGCGCGCCGCCCGCGCCACCGCCAAGGGCATCAGCCCCGGCACGTCGGCAGCGATCAGCCTTCTCGGCAGCGCGACGGACATGGCCAAGAGCTACTACTCCATGTCGTCGGTCACCGGCACGCCCGGCGCGTCGGGCAGGACCGGCGGGGCGACCGGGGCCAACAAGAGCCGCGGCTTCCGCGGCGGCCAAGACAGGCCCATGACATTCTTCAGAGGCGGCTGATGGCCAACCTTCGTATCGACGACACACGCCGTGTCGCGCCCGGGCAAGCTCCCGGCCAGTTCGCTGCGCCCGACGCCTCGGGCGGTGCGCAGTTCGCCGCGCGCCAGCTGCAACAGGCTGGCCAAGCCATCACGCAAGCGGGCACGGCAGCGACCAGCATCTACATCGCCGAGATGGAGAAGCTGAACGAGAGCCGGGTCACCGACGCCCTGAACCGCGCCCAGACCACCGCCCTCGAGCTGCAAGGCGAATACACGCCGATGGTCGGCGAGGCTGCTATACGCGCGGGCGAGGACGGGCGGTCGATCGACCAAGTCTACCCGGAACGCTTC